AATGCCGAGAACGATTCAGCCGACACGTGATGCAGCGACCACACGGCAAACGGAGGGGGTCCCCCCCCTCCACCCCCTTCTTGAACCGAATGGCCCCTCCGACGCGATACGCCTGCAGCGGTCGCGTACACACATCACAGCCGGATGCCGCCCCGCATGGGCCGACCACCGGCATTCCGAGGGTGCACCCTCTGAGCACCCCGAGAGAACACTCGCCGCGAATTACCACGCGGCATACGAGAACGACGAGACATATCGACCTCCGGTCGAAGAAGAGGACACAGCCACCATTGTATATACAATGGTGAACAGATAGAAGCAACAGCAACAACAACGGCAACACTTTACAACATCCTTACATACGCACGCGCATCTAAACCTTGCGCACGCGCACGCAAATACTTATAATACACTTGCCAACAACCATAACACAACACAGGAGACCTAAGCAAATGACCCCGCTCCCACTCGAAACACAGATAGCCAAACTGGAGACCACACTACTACGACTGCTCGACCGCGACGCGATCACAAACACCGCATACCTCACAATCACCGACCACCTCAACCTCATATACGTGGAACTCCGACATGAGCGGGATCAAACAAAGCGAGCACAACCAACCGAGTAATCTACCGATAATCGACTTGACGCGCGCCCTCAACCGCATCAGATTCCGCGTCAACCGACAAATGCAGAGCACCTACTACAGAATGCTCCACGCACACTTCGGATACCTTCACTGGGAGAACGAAACCATGTTGACCTTCCACGAAATCCAATTAGAACTAAACAGACAGGACGCCAAACTGCGCCGACAGGAACAAGCCGTCGCGCAGACCAAGAAGCTGATCGAGAGCCTAAAACAGCTTCAAGACAACGGGGACCAGTCCAAGAAAAAGGGCTGAGCCCGAAGGCCCAGCCCTACAGGTAACACCTTACGGTGTCACCTGGCACACTTACATCAAGTAGACGAAGTGTGCTACGCGGCCGGGGCGGGCGCTCCCGCCCCGGCCGCATTCTTTTCCCGCTCAAGCAGCGCCTTGCGGCGATCCTCACCGAGCAGCCCGAGACGAACCAGCTCCTCCTGACGAGCCGGATCCTCCACGGCATCCATGAACGCCGCAGGAGAATTCTCGAACGCCGCCCGCACCTTCGCGGGCAGCTTCATGAACCACGCCTCAGCAGAACGGACCCGCTCAAGCACCGAGCGGAAATCACCGACCTCCGACACATCGCCGTACGTCGGAAGACCGCCCTGCAGATGCAGCAGCTGCCCCGTACGCCGATACTGAGCGACGATCACGTTGATGTCGCACGCGTCCTTATGGTGCTGACGCGTACGCGAAGGCACCGTCGAACAATCCACGACGGGCCGCTTATCCGACCGATGGGTAGCCACGCTACCTCCTAGACAGAATGTTGTTGAGCGTCAACGGCCTGAAACGACGCTGGGCCTGCTCACGAGCCCACGCGCTCCCCGCGCTCCAAAACCCGGGCTCAGTCATCGCCCGAACACCACGCCCGGCCACATCGAACAACGGCCGGAGCGTATCACCAACAGACGAACGGAACCGACGCTCACCGAGCTGCGCAACCGAAAGCGCAGTAGACGCGTTGAGGTTCGCAGTCCGAGCCTGCGCCTCACCTTCGAGCGTGTAATTCAGATCTTCGCGCGACCTAGACTCGCGCCGACCCTGGACCTCCGTCCAACCACGCTCCGCAGCCAAATCGGTCTCCGCACGCCGCTGCTTCAGCTCCGCCTGCAAGGCCCGAGCACTCTGGGTCGCCTGAACGGCATCGCCCACGACGTTCTGCATCGTTGCCGACGCACCACCAGGGGAACTGGCGCCACCCTGAGAGTACGCCAACGCCGGATTCAACCCCGCGGACTGCATATCCGTCACCGCGCGTTGATACGCGGTCGAACTCATCCGCTCCTGAAACGCCATCTGCTGACGCGCCAACTGGCGATTCTCATAGTTGGTACGCCATCCACCAACCGCTGAAACGACACCAGGGGCCACCGTCGCCGCAAGCTCCGCCGCCGTCGATAGCATCAGAAGTGGTCAATCAGTCCGGGAACACCGAACAGCGGCATCGGCCGAGCGCACTTCAGCGAGATGTACGAGTCGAACACGAAATGCGGCTCCGTGGTCACCGCCGAAATACGATCCAACGGCGGATCCTCCTCGATGAACACCGAGTTCAGCGTCGGGCGAGTCGCGAACTCCTGCGACAAATGCCACATATCCAACGACCCCGACGCCACCGACCGGAGCTTACCCGTAATCTGAGACGGCTTGTAACGGTACTCACCGTACCGCTCCTGATACCCGAACACATCCAGATCATTCGCCGAACCGTCCGCGAAAATCTCGCGAGACTCCACCGCCTGCTCACCGATGTGCGACAGAGCAGGCCAATAGAACTCCTCCCGAGTCGATCGCGACCACAACCGGTCCACCCGCTGCTGGTACGTCAGATCCGCACGGACACACACAAACCCGTGGATATACCCGTGCTCCGTGAACGACTTGACGAACCCGTGACCGGTCGCACCAGCTCTCACCGTCGCGGCAAGCCATCCTTGCGGCGTGGTGGTACCCGTCGCGCTCTGAGCGCTGTTCTGCTCCACTTCGGAGATTTGAACCATCGAGGAACCACCCCCAAGGTACTCGGGCCGCTGTAGACGAGCGTCGGGGCTGATGACCCCGAAATGCGCCCTAATGATCTCCGTGTACCTGGTGCCGCCGCGGGCATCCCGCTCCAGAAGACGCTGAACCGCGAACGCCTGCCGAAGCTGATTGATCGTCGCAGCCGTCGCGTTCGTCAGATCCGCCTGCAGCTGAGGATCGTCCCACGCAAGCAACTGACCAGCCGTCCACGAACTCGTAGGCGAGTCGATGTTCACACCGGACACATCGGCCGTCGAGGCAGCGGTCAACCGACCGCCCTGGGTACCACCACCCGACGCATCGAACGTGGGAATACCAGTCCCGACGATTGGAGCGACCGACCCCAACGGCAGAGACACCGCATCACCCTTCTGAGGATCAGGAAGACACGACGTGAAATAGTCGTGGCGCTTCCCACGCTTCAACAGCGTGTAATCCGCCGTCGAATCAGGACCGTCCGTCCTCGTCACCGTCACCGAATCCTGCAGGTTCTGGTCCCGAAACCACTCGTTCCAGATCAGATTCATCCCACGGAATGGCAGCGCGTTGATCGTCGTGATGTTCGCACTCAACGCACCTACGGGCAAACCGTAGTAGTCGAACACCGAACCGATCCCGGCATTGTTATACGCCGTAAGCACCGGAATCGTGAAATCCGTCGAGTCCCCCGGGTCCGTCTGCTCGCCGTTGAACTTCTGCCAATTGTTCCACACCAGACGGTTGGGAACGAAGAAGAAGAAACTCTCAAGGAACATGTTATCCATCACCGGCACCTGCAGCGGCGACAGCATCCGAACAATCGCCGTCATGTTCAGCTGGAACGTGTCGCCCGGCAGAACCTCATCCAGATAGATCGGCACTAGATACCCGGCATCGAACGTCGTCTTATGACCCGACGTCCGGTCGAACTGCGAGCGCTGGATCTCAGCGCGTGGGACCTGCGAGAACGCATGGCCCATCACCGAGGGGACTCTCACGCGAGCTGCACCTTACCCGCAACCACCGGGAGCACCGCCTGCAACGCAGGCATAAGCGGCACCGGCGCCACCTCAGGCAGCACGGTACCCAACGACTGATCGAACTCTCCCACGCGAAAGAGCGTGTAATCCTCGGGGTGAGCATTAAACCCCGAACCCCCACGGTTCACTTCATCAGTGAACCCTCGAACGGCCTCACCGTCCGTCCGCATCGAGAACGTAGGCAACCACGCCTCCGCCTTCGAATCGAACACCGAATACAGTCGCAGCTTCACAGCGACCTCCCCTTGAAAAGGTTAAACCGCGTCGTCACGCACTTCTCACGCACCTGCAACCGCTCCTCACTCTCAGGCTCCGCTTCGCGCTCACGCGCCCATCGCACCTCAGTCGCGAGCATCGGATCCACAGCCGCCAAAACCTTATCGTAGTAACGAGGCGGCTTAACGTCGAATCCACGCGAAAATACTTCGTCGCGAGGGTACACCTCATCGGCATACTGCTCCAACCAACTCCGACCGACACCCTGCGACATCGTCGCATACTCCGGAGCAACCGTCACCTCCTCGCCGTACGCATTCACACGCCGGTAGTGCTCGATCGACTCCTGGCCCGTCACCTTCTTCAGGCTGTACCGAGCCACGTACGCCGCGCTCTCGAACGTCACAGAGCCTAGCTCTGAGTGACCCCAGGGCCAAAGCTCCTCCAATTCGGCACTCCGAAATGTGTCTGAGCGCCACGGGTACCGATCCGGAAACCCTACGTTGAACAAGACCGCGTGATAGTGAGGACGCAGGTTTTCCTCCCCATATTCACCACAATGGAAATACCGGACTCTCTCACGCCTGCGCTTTCGTAAACGCTTCGCGAAAAGCTGAAATTCCCTAACGTCAAGGGAACCGTCCCGCGGAAGATGGTCCTCATCATACGTCAACGTCACGAAAGAGTTGTCCGGCCACTGACTGGCCTCGTGCATGCACCGAATCGCCCAATGCCGAGAACGATTCAGCCGACACGTGATGCAGCGACCACACGGCAAACGGAGGGGGTCCCCCCCCTCCACCCCCTTCTTGAACCGAATGGCCCCTCCGACGCGATACGCCTGCAGCGG